GGCCACTTGACGAGATGCGGACCGAGGTGGACTAACACCTCGCGTAACCCGACGGACGCTTCGGAAGGATTCAAATCCCCGCGACGGGTGAGCGCATCGAAGACCCCGGTCCAGACAGCCTCAGCCAGTTCGAAGGGGGCGTAGTCGGTTGCCGACGACAAATCTGTCGACACAACCACACAGCCCTCCTTCTTCCTGGCCAGAACCCGCTGGGCCATAGAGTCCTCTTGCTCCTCACCCCGGAAGGCCACCGGGAGTGACTCAAGGAGAGGCCAAAAGAGGTCGCGCAATGCGTGGCCTCTCATAGTTTCCCCTGAGTCACCCGCGGTGACGATACGGGCCTTAGCTCCTCTCTCCACCACCACCGCGGTCCGGACGCGGGGGGCCACACCGATAGCTAGCGAGTCTGTACCCGCTTCGCGCCAAACCATGTTGGCAGCTATCGTAGGCCACCCACGAACGGAATCGTGGGGGGGAGGGAGTCGTTCCCACGCCAGGCGAGCGGCATTGTACCGGGTCTTTAACTCGGCTGCCGCCCCACCCTTGGCGCGGGAACGTGACAGTGATGCGGAGGTCTGGGGGCGGGGCGAACTAACGCCCCACTCCTTAACCCCCTGCCCGACCGCACTGCAAAAGGTAGCGATGTGGTCACCCACACGCTCCGGAATGTAGTCCGGTCGGCTGGTGAGGATGCGATGGTGATCAATCATCGCACTCTCAGCCAGATAACTGCCTGGAGATAAGGCGCGGCCCATCTGGCTCATGATGAAGAGCCGGTCCACACTGGAATCGAGGACCCTCCTGACCGAACCCCCGAAGGGGACGGTCGCGAGGCTCCCGGGTTCCGGTGTGGCTCCCAGCGCCTTCACACGACACCAGTGGGCCACGGATTTGAACCGCTTATTGGTAGCGGCGATACCCTCGTTTTGGAAGATCCGAACGAGGGTATCTAGGAATTTCCGCAGAGCTAGCGCCGCCCTCCGCTCAGAACGGACTCCCCATCGGAGACCCCGTCTGACGTGGGGGACGGCGACCAGCAATGCGCAACGGAACGCTGTCCAACTCTCATTGAACAGCGCTAAGGATTTGTCACGCGACTCACGCGTGGCCTTTGCAGACCGACGTGACCCGCCATGAGCG